ATTCTGTCAAGTACACTTATGATAATGTTGTACAACGCATTGTCTAATGATGATGAACTATTTAATGATGATGATGATGACCAACCTAATAATGATGTTGAACTATTTAATAATGATAATAACAATACCACCTTGTCAAATCACGATATATCGAAAACCCTTATGAAAATGTTGAACAATGCACTGTCAAATAACAATAATGACACCACATCATCAAACAATAATGACACCACATCATCAAACAATAATGACACCATATCATCAAATGATAACAGCACCATATCGTCGAATGGCGATATGTCGAAAACCCTTATGAAAATGTTGAACAACGTGCTGTCGGATGGCGATGGTGACAACGCCACATCGTCAAATGGTAATAGTACCACATCATCTAATGGTAATGACACCGCATCATCAAATGATAACAATACCGCATTGTCAAATGACGATATATCGAAAACCCTTATAATAATGTTGAATAAGGCATTATCAAATAATAATGATAACAATACCGCATTGTTAAATGACAATATAGCATTATCAAATAGCGATATAGCGACCCCCCTTATGAGAATGTTGACCGGTGCATTAGTGAATACGGGTAATAATGAATTATCGAATAACGATAATTTAGCAAAGACCTTAATGTTAATGTTAAATAATAGCATGAACCTCGACAATTCGAAAAAAAAATGGTTTAGTATGCCCGGATTATCAAACCCATTCAGTGGTATAAAAATCCCCGGATTATCAAACCCATTCAGTGGTATGAAAATCCCATCATTTTCAGGTATGTCAGATAAAATGTCAAGTATACAATCGTGGCTGTCAAGCATCTTTTCATCATTGGGTAGTTTATTCGTATTTGAAGAAGCACGATATGAGGATCCATATCAACCACCGGAAAATCATATATATATTGGAAAAATGTATACAAAATACGACAATTCTGATATCGAGCCTAAAAACATAAAATATATTAATTATAATGAAGAAGATGATACTTTTTCGATAGACGAGATGGGTGAGATGTACGTGGAGGGAACAAAAGCAAATCAAGATGATGTTGCTCATGCGTCCTCAACTTCAAATAACAAAACAGATGCCGTGAAAACAAACTTGCCGAAGAAGAAGAGGAAAACGAAGACGAAGACGAAGACGAAGACGAAGACGAAAATACCAAATCCGGAAGATGAAGATGAAGATGAAGATGAAGATGAAGATGAAGATGAAGAAGAACAAAAAGCCAAAAAAGCCCAATCAAATTCAGTTCCTGACCCGGAGACTGCGGTTGAAAATTCCAAATCGCCATCTTTTCTTCAAGAACCAGTCAAAAAAGTCGAAGAACAACAACAGAAACATATGTCAAACTTGATGATGGATTCTATAAAAGAATCAGCAGACGAAATGAAGCAACTCCGCAAAGTACCAATCGAAACCAAATTAAAAAAACCTACACAGCCAATGCCAAACTTGATGATGGATTCTATAAAAGAATCAGCAAACGAAATGAAGAACCGCCGCGGTGAAAAATCAATCGACCAGGTCCTACTCCAAGCAAAAGAAGAAAAAGAAAGAAAAGCAAAAGAAGAGGAACGTAAAAGGCGTGAAGAAGAAAAAGAAAGAAAAGCAGAAAAACTGAAAAAAATAAAAGAAGCAAAAGAAGCAAAAGAAGCAAATGAAGCAAAAATAAAAAGAAAATAATATTAATCCACAATAAAGTTAAACATTACTATCTATTGTAATACAACCAAGTAATTAACAATGCTATTTGAATATGTGATGGCAACTATTCAAATACCAATAAAAGTGTACGAAAATAACACAACGGAACCTATGCCCGAATATATGAAACTAACAATAAGTGAGTGTTCTGAACTTCCATGTAAGTTGACTTCATCTAATTCACATAATGAATTGATGGATCAAATAAAATCGATTGTATCATTCAACAATAACACATTATGTGAAGAACCTACGGAAATACTAACTGTTTCAAAAGAAGAACTCGAGGATAAAGTAAAAAAAGCCCGTCCTAAAAATATCACGTTCCGAAACAAATCAAGTTATCGTACACGAACAAGCAAACAATATTCGGAAGATTAGTTCATAACGTTAGGTCTCTGACCTTTTTCAACAATAAGAGGTTCGGGTACAATAACTTTGAGGCGATCAGAAACGTCAAGTGATTTGAGTGTATAAATGTCCGGAATAACATCGGGTTTTGGTTTAACCATATTACTGGTTCCAATACCAAATAACTGCGATTCGATATCATATGGATTACTAGATAAATTCATAGGTGCGACACGTCCATTGAGTAGTCCATTTCCTGCGAAATTGGTTGAAATGGGACGTCCAAAATTATTTTTATGATGCGTTAGATAATCACATGACCTGGAATTATATTGTTGTTCTAAATAATAATCGCCTTCATTGTTTTTACTACGAGTAGAGGCCATCTGTATATACTATAATACATATATTATATACAATTTATTTGTGTAATTTATCATATAGTAGTTTGTATTCTGACATGGACGATAAAGTTTTGTTATCCATATTCGAAAAAAACCCGGATAACAGTGGGTGAAAAAGGTCTAAATAATCGTATCCAAATAGTATTGTAAGCCCAATATTAGTATCGATTGAAAACATGAACGATGCGGCTTTTTCGTATAATAATATGAAATCTTTATGCTGAAACGTGTTTTCGAAAACGTGTTCCATTGTACGACTAGCTGCTTTTTCATCGTACATCATTTCATCTGCGGTAACCTGGTCTAAATCCATATCTTTGACATCCGGAAATTGTGTAGAGTCCATTTGGAATACATCGCGTAAACATTTGCGGTATTCCTGGTCGGTTGAATATTGTATGTTTAATTGCATTGGATAAGAATATGTCATTTTGTTCTCTCACTAAATGACATATTCTGAAATGTTTATATTGATTTGATATACAATTATTTACACTGATGGAAAAAACTCCCAATCAAGGTCTTCGCATACCTTTTTCCATATCATGTCTTGTTCTAGTTGTTTTTCTCTGTCTTTCATCATGGGTATATATGGTAAATACTGTGTTTGGTCGAGTAAGACGCATAGTTGATGAAGGGTATATGTATAATTAAAGAAATTAGTGCGATTGACCGGACAATGAACGGCCCATGGTTTTTGTATTTCAATAAAGAGTACACATAATGTTTCATGAAGTTCTTCGTTCATGACGGGTGGTTTGATGCCAAATAAGGAGTTAATATATTGTATATGTTCGAAATATTTGTTTAATCCAAGTTTACGCAATAATTCGCGCATCTTATCATAGTTAAGTTGAGACATATCCGTAATTCGTTCTTTTTTGATCCTAGATTTGATAGCATTAATGACATCCTCGGGTATTTGTGTAGTTTCCTTTGCCTGAAATTGTGATAGAATTTCTTTGAAATGATTGAGACGTATGTATGCTGTATAAGATACTTCATTTGGAGGGTCTTTATTATTGGGTTTGGAACTATCAATAATATAAGTAACAAATTTACCACACTCTGAATTATTACATATAAGTATTCCTTCTTCGTCTTGTGGTATCATTTCGCCATTATTGCAGAATTCACATTTGTCCGATTTAACGTAATAATCTTGTGCGTTAGTAAACTCATTTGTAACATTTCGCCAATATTGTTGTGTATTTTTTTTAGATTGAGTATATTGATTAATAATCGTATCTTCAAATTTATCTGACGATTTGATTTTGAAAAAAGATTTGAGCGCATTCGTAGAACCAGTAGTGGTTTCTATATTTGATGAAATTTGCTGTTTCTGTTCGAAATAATCAAAAATAAACTTGGAATTGTTTAGAAAATATTGTTTTTTCTCCCGTTTCAACTCTTTGATTTTCAGAGTAATATCTTTGATTTTGTCTTTGGTGTTCATATAATCGTCGATTTGATTTTCACTTAAACCGCGTATATATGTTTTTAATTTATCTCTGTCTGATTGTAACTGTGGTATAGTTTCGTTATCAATGCGGTCATAATGTTCTATAAGTTCGGTATGTTTCTCGTCAATAGTACGTATAGTCTTTATAGTTGACGATTTGCCTTTTTTTTGACCGCCTGCCATTTAGATAAAGTATTCTATGTATGTGTTTTTATGTTCCTTTTTACGAATAGGAATATGTATAGTCATCTTACAAGTATATTTCAAAAACCGTAATTATCCGAAATGAAAGAGCGATGAACGTTCCTATAGATAGATGTCTTTATTAGCACCACATACATGTCTTGGTAGCACAAGAACAATTAATACATAAATTAGGCGCCAAGTATAAATAGCCGAATGGATTAGATACGTGGTCGGGATTCGTGTAACCATGTACGTTTTGTTTTTTACACCGCTTACATTTGAAGCGTGCTGGCGACAGTGGCGTTTCAACGGATCGAAACAGATGATTTTCGCATATAAATTTTGATTCTTTACTCATTGGAATATTAGAGACGTAGTTTTTGTATTGTTTTCAAAATTCGTAATTTGTTAGAGAATCTCATATTTAGAAACTATATACGATGAGTAACTCAAATTGCGAAACTACATTAATCGATCCTCCTAACAATATAAAAATTGATAAACCTGTTTTTCAAAAAATGATGTTTTTAACAAATGCTTTAGATCAAGGTTGGAATGTAAGGAAATCTCGCGATTCTTATATTTTTACAAAGAAACATGAAAATAGAAAGGAAATTTTTCGTGAAGACTATTTAGAGACATTTATACAATCAACCGGCTCATTTTCATCGTTATTAGGCAAACATTCAATTTGAAAACGTTCATATTATATTCAAATTATAATATGTAGGCATATCTGGTATGTACTATATATTTAGGATATAAGTATACAATCTATATGTTATTTTAGTAATGTTATATTAAATGCGTTTTTTCCCCAAATTATTTTCTTTTTAAAGTATATAAATCCATACAATGGCTGGAGGTTTAATGCAATTAGTCGCTTACGGCGCACAAGATGTTTTCCTTACCGGAACCCCCGAAATTACTTTCTGGAAGGTGTCTTATAGACGCCATACCAACTTTGCCATGGAGTCCATCGAGCAGACCTTCTCCGGTCAAGCCGATTTTGGACGCCGTGTCACATGTACTATCAGCCGTAACGGTGATCTTGCATACCGTACCTATCTTCAAGTCACTCTTCCTGAGATCAACCAATCTATGACTTCCTCTGATACCAAGAATGTTAAGGCTCGTTGGTTAGATTTCATTGGCGAGCAACTTATCGCACAAGTTGAGGTTGAGGTCGGAGGTCAACGCATTGACCGTCAATATGGTGACTGGATGCACATCTGGAACCAACTTACTCTTTCCAAGGAGCAACAAGCTGGTTACTACAAGATGATTGGTAACACTACCCAACTTACCTATCTTACTGACCCTACATTTGATGAGATCTCCGGTCCCTGTGCTGCTAACAGCGCACCCAACCAGGTGTGTGCTCCTCGCCAGGCTCTTCCCGAGACCACCCTTTACGTGCCTCTCCAATTTTGGTTTTGCCGTAACCCTGGACTTGCTCTTCCTCTTATTGCCCTTCAATATCACGAGGTCAAGATCAACATTGACTTCCGCCCTATCGGTGAGTGCCTTTTCGCTTTAGCCGGTACCTCCAGTGCTACTCAAGCTTACCAACAATCCCTTGTTGCCGCATCTCTTTACGTTGACTATATCTTCCTTGATACCGATGAGCGTAGAAAGATGGCACAGAACCCTCACGAGTACCTCATCGAGCAAGTTCAGTTCACTGGTGACGAGTCCGTTGGTTCTTCTTCCAACAAGATCAAGCTCAATTTCAACCACCCATGTAAGGAGTTGATTTGGGTCGTCCAACCCGATGCCAATGTTGACTACTGTGACTCTCTTGTTGCCGATAGCATGTTATACAAGACATTCGGAGCCCAACCTTTCAACTACACTGATGCTATTGATGCTCTTCCTAACTCCGTTGCTGCCTTCGGTGGTTCTGATATCAGTGCCAATGGTGAATTTGTCGATGCCGGAAACAGTGACTTCACTGGTGGTAACAGTGCTGCCAATCTTTCCGATGCCGGTACTTTCGTCCTTGCCGAGACTGCCCTTGACATGCATTGTTGGGGTGAGAACCCAGTTGTCACTGCCAAGCTCCAACTTAACGGCCAAGACCGTTTCTCCGAGCGTGAAGGTTCATACTTCGATACCGTCCAACCTTTCCAACACCACACCCGTGCCCCTGATTCCGGTATCAACGTGTACTCATTCGCCCTTCGCCCTGAGGAACACCAACCTTCCGGTTCATGTAACTTCTCCAGAATCGACAATGCCGTTCTTCAACTTGTCCTTTCTGCCGGTGCCGTCTCCGGTACTGCCACTGCCAAGGTTCGTGTCTACGCTGTTAACTACAATGTTCTCCGCGTAATGTCAGGGATGGCGGGGATTGCGTACTCAAATTAGTTTGTGACATACATTTAATGTGACCTACAAAGTATTTTAATAAAAAGGGTTTTCCCACAAAAACAAAATAAAAATTATAAAACACAAAAAATAAATAAAAAATGTAAAATAGTTAATCAAATGCCCTGTTGTTTTTGAATCTCCATAAAAATTATAATAAAAATATAACGTTTTTATTATACACAAATAGACATGTATCAATAGAATAATTCAATAATTTCAACAGTTTTTTCAGTAGTATTATCTACCCAGTATTGAATTTGTGAGAATAATACTTGAATTCTTTCTTCCCATTCGATTATTTTAGTCTTAGATACTTGCATAACACCATACCCGTTTACTTTCCAACAAGAACTTATTTTCTTTCCATCTTTGTTTAGATAATTATCTGGATTAAATCGAATAAACACAACTGGACGATGACCCACATCTTGGGAAATTTCCATTAATCGTTTGTTTTCACAACTACAATCGTAAGTATCGTGTTTATTTTCATCTACTTCAATAATTATAATATGAGTCCCCATATCTAATAATAAATCAGGTCGTCGTTTAGAACACCCGTCAACTACCCTTTTATCACATACCCAAGAAAACCCAGGGAATTCGTTTTTCACTCGGTCTACTATATCGTTTTCTTTTGTTTTGAAATTCCTTGAAATTTTAATATCAGGACATAAATGGATACAACACGGTAAACAATACCCATTGTATTTTTTAATACCTCTCGTCTCGCATAATGTAGATTTACACAACTGACTACCATCACATATTTTACAACGTGCTTTCATTTTATCATGAACACAAATTAAAGAACCTTTGCATTCTACACAATGTTGTCTATTTCGTTTGTGTTCGCATATAGCGGCGCCACCACATTCTACACAACGTCTTCGTCGTTTACCATGTTCACATATACCTTTTCCTCCACATTCTATACAATTATATTCTTCTCTACCGTGAACGCATAATGATTTACCGCCACATTCTACACATCTGGATTTACGCTTATTGTGTATACAATAAGCACTACCACCACAATCTCGACAGTATTGTTTTTGTTTATTGTGAATACATATTGGAGGTGGTCCTCCCATAATACTTTGATATATTATATGTAGATTTCATTTTATATAGTTTATTACAATATAACTATATAACCCCTAAATATTCTCATTCTTCTCTTGCGTTAATTTCTCCTTCTTTTTCAAATATGCAGTTCTAGCCCATTTCTTTTTCTGTTCTGGGGTAGGTTTGTAATTAGCCTTATAATTGGTTTCTTCTTGATGTTTCTTAACGCGGTCTTTGATAACTTCTTTATTATTCTGATAATACTCTTTTCTACTTTCCGGAGCAGTATACCGTTTCAAATGCTCTTTTGTAGCCTGCAATTCTGCTTCTAATTGAGCGACCTTATCTTCAAGTTCACTGATTCGAAGGTCTTTATCCATTATTCTATTTTACAATATATACTATAGACAACCGTTTATATATTTTATCAAAACTATAAATTGTTACCATAACAAACGTAGTGTCCGATTATATCATCGAATCTCCTCCAATCGACATGTTGTTCGTGGTCTTCAAATTCATCTTCATCCACGTCTAATTTATCCAATAAAATTTGCATTGCCTCAACTGTAATGATATGTTCTTCATCTTCGGTAAATTGACTTTGTGTATCTTCACTTTCTTGAAGACGGTCCCATTCTGTTACAAGAAAATTGTTTAAGTTTTCATACCAAGTTTTATTCAAGTTGATAGTCGGTATATATTTTACTAAAAATATATCATTTATAATTTTGTTAGCAACATCATGACACATTTTATCTGTAAAACCCATTACTTATTCAATATTATATTATACATAGAAAATACTTTATGTCTTTTCGGAAGAGACAATAAAGTGAATTACATTTACTCAATCACGAGTGTAATATCGAGAACAAAATTGAAACATTTACTATTATGTAACTTTGTGTAACATAATAGTAAATAAAATGAGTAAAGTAAAAGTCATATATAACTCCTATATAACGCGATTATTAAATCTAGATGGGTTGGTATTGTACCCATTCGTCCTAGTATCTACCACAAATGATGAAACATTACCTTCAATCTTGAAACATGAAGTTACTCACGTTCATCAAATAGAACGTGACGGGTTTTGTAAATTCTATTTCCGGTATTTTACACATATGTTGATTGATTCTTATACAAACAACATATACGAGCAGGAGGCGTTCTCGAATGAAAATAATGCCTTAACGCAGAGCGAAATTGAGTTATTAAATCTATCACCAACTTTTCCGAAAACCGATGACGCAATGTATATGCTCAATCATTAATTACGTTTTTTAGACCGTGTTTTATATGAATTACGTTTTTTTTTAGACCGAGTTTTAGACGAATCGCGTTTTTTAGACCGTGTTTTCATAGTTTTAGTTCTAGATTTTGATTTTATTTTGTTTTTGCCGCCAAAAACTGTATCGGTTAATGGTTTTTTCGTATTATCTATTAGTTGAAAAAATTTCGAAAAATCTTCGTCACGAATTGACTCAATAATACTATTTAATGTCTCAGGTGTAAACTTAGATGTATACCCAGAACGTTTACAGTAGTTGGGTGTTGATGGCATAACTGATGACTTGAATGGGCGACAATTAATACCAAAGATATATTCAATCCAAGACGAACAATTATATCCAAAGCAAACTTGAGTTAGGTTATTAGCGATGCGAGTATATCGTGCTTTATCCACATATAAATGATTTTCTCCAAACATAATTCCCAGAGTGCCTTTTGCTGGACCTTCTGTATACGGTTCATAGTAATCTACTGTAGTTTTTAAAGTTGAATTGTCGAAGAACTTCTCTATCTTTGAAAGCATATCACCAGTTAGTAATAGAATGTCAATGATAAAGTAATTCCACTTAGGATTAATTGTTTCGGGTGAAACTAAAACTGCTTGTAAAGGTCTAACCGTTTTATCTCTTGGGTTATTTAATACCGATTCATTCGTCCATCCAAACGGATATATATGTCCGTTGTAGACTATTGCGGCTGAAACATGATACAATGAACCTTTATTAGGAGTAAACGTTCCATACACAATACAATAAGGGGTATATTGATTAAATTGTTCGGTCGTCTCGTATAAATGCTTGCGAAATTCAGATGGTAGTTTTATACTGGCTCTTTGGTTTAATATATTAATATATTCTCCTTCTTTAAGAAAATCAGAATTTATATATTTCGTATCATCTGGTTGAATACTGGCTTCTACTCCAGGATTGCGAATAGATGAATATAAATCGGTTTTTATTACGTTAGGCATAGTTCGTAAAAGTCCTTCTGCATTATATGCTATAGCTGGTTCGCGATTAATATCCTCCTCAAGTGGGTTGAATATAATTCCATCTTCATCATTAATAATATCATTGGGTGTATTTTCTAAATATACATTGTTATTTATATCCTGAATCTTAAAATTCAAAATAGAACTATAAATATCGGGAGTATCTTCTTGTGATGTATCAACCTCATCTTCATTTATATCTACTTTTTTAACTGCATTAATTAGTTTAAAAAAACTGTTATTATTTAATTGCAGTTGTTTGGTTTTCGACATATATTATATATATTATATATATTATATATGTCTCACCACTCAAAACTATATAACTCATATTTATAGCAGTTTTCTCCCACGCTTTGCTTTACGAGTTTTTCTTCCTCCACTATTCTTTTTACGTGTTTTTCTTCCTCCACTATTCTTTTTACGAGTTTTTCTTCCTCCACTATTCTTTTTACGAGTTTTTCCTCTTCCAAAAATACAACTTAACCCCGAGCATCCAACCGACATTGCTAATATTTCATCTCGTCGCGTTATCTCAGTATTGGACGCAAGTTCGATTTGTTTTTCTTTGTCGGTTTTCATCATACATATGTTGGATATTATAGGGTCTTTATTCCCTGTATCGCTGGGGAATAAATGTCGTTTTTCTCCTATAGCCACCTGAATAATATCGTCTGATAAATTTTGGTTTTTTCCTATATTTAAATCCACAGACATAGGCATACTACCCATACCTGTAAAACAATTATTGCCATATAAATCTTTATCTTCTGTAAACCCAAATTTATGGTAAGTACATAATCCCGGTACATTGATATATCCGGACGCCAACTCTAAAATACCAATTTTATCTGGTGTATATATTTTGCTGTTGTTTAACAAGGTGTACATATACAATCCCATTAACAAAGTTCCTTGATGATGGGTGCTACATATTAGTTTTACAGCGTGTCGGTTTGAGTATTTTTTACATTCCCCTCGTTCAACAATAATAAATCCCTTGACTTGACTTATCTTGAAATCTATAAAATCTTCTGGAGTAGTTGCTCCGGGTTTAACATTTTTGTAATTGCTATCAACTACCACTAATATATCAAACTTATCATTATCAACTACGCTACTATGAATAGACCACTTACCATACATTTCATTAATACCATTAATACCATTATTGCATTGTGATTCAGTAAGTTGATTTATAAAATTACTGAATTGAATGTCTGAAAATACGGCTGTTTTCTGAAGTGATAGTTCGTTTGCTTCCTTTGTCTTTGCCTTACGGGGATATGCAAAAGTGCCGATAGGCCTTGTCATAATGAGCCAATCGATTATATCGGCCCTATTTAATAGTAATAAGTTGTTATTCTTTAAATGTTCTTGCAGGTTACCGTTTTTATTCATTTCACTAAAAACATCATTCGTAAAAAAATTACCGTCCTTAGTAATGGACTCGTATTGGACTGTATCGGACATATAATATAAGAATAGATATTTTAAATTCGATACGTCAATTTTAGCACCAAGCGTATGCGATATCCTGAATGTTAAAATTAAAAATAGAACTATAAATATCGGGATTATCTTCTTGTGATGTATCGACCGCATCTATATCTATTTTATTAACCGCGTTAATTAGATTAAAAAACTGTTATTATTTAATTGTAATTGTTTTTTTTTCGACATTATATATTACGCACATATTAGTATTATAACAAAAAAAGTATATAATTAAATACCATCATAACCAATTATATTGATAGTAGACAATGAATAATCAAGTTTATGAAGATAATTATACAAACATAGTTGAACCAAAATATGGAATTAAAAGGGATATTGCCAAAGATGAAATACTTACGAGTAATCTATCCAATAATCACCCCTATTCTATTGCAAAAAACGAACGAGTAGATATGACCTCATATGAAACGTATAGTATAGACCCAATTGGATGTAAAGATGCGGATGATGCGTTTTCTGTATATAGTGAAAACGATAAACTATACTTTGCAATCCATATTGCGGATCCAACTGAATACATCGATTTAGATTCGAATTTATGGAAGGATATTGTGAAGAGAACAACAACAAAATATCCATCAAATCGTGCCCCAATTCACATGATGCCCCATCAAGTGTTAGAACTATCCAGTTTACAAGGAACACAAGAAGGTAATACTAAAAATGCGATTACAGTATTATCTGAAATAAATTCAACCACCTATGAACCTATTAACGAAATCAAATTATTATTTACCACCATTTTTGTAAAAAAGGAGAACGCATTTAGTTATAATAGTGCGTCAGTCGTTTGCGACGAAATGAATGCGTTTACTATAGGATTACAAATAAGCGAAACATTAAAAGCGAGACGTTCATTAAAAACAAAAGGAATCAAATTAAATGAAGTTTCTACAGCCTACCCGATATATG